GGTTGGTTTGGGGGGGTGTTGGGGGGAGGCCAAAAAAATTTAAGGGGAAAAAAAAAAGTATAAATATTTAAAAAAAAAAAAAAAAAAAAAAACCCGGGGAGGCGCGGGTTTTTTTTTTTTTTTTTTAATTGAAAATTATCTCACTTCTATCTGATCCATAAAATTTTCTGGCACTTCCCGCAAAGCCCGCCCAAACATACAGCGCTCCGGATCATACTTACTACGACGTAACATTTCCTTTTTTGACGGAAACGCCAATAAAAGATTTTTTTTTTCGGTTGTTCCTATTTGACGCATAAGCTTATTTATTTTAGATGAATTTGCCGGATCCATCATATACTCACGCAAAGCCTTATCCGGATCTAACACATGCATAGTTCCTTTTACCTTCTCTACAAAACGTTTCACATACGCTCGCGCCGCAAAATTTGTCTGACAATCATACATTTGACCCAAGGCCGACATAATTAATTCTATAGGGAGTGGTCCTGAGTTAGTCGACATACAGTGTTCTTTCGAACACAAAGATACCATTATTAAACGAATGTCCTTAAAGGCCAATACTCGCGCTGTTTCAGGATAAGGGCTTAAAACAAAAACCCTTTTTAACAACACGGCTCTTTGTTTCACGATAACCCCTGTTCGCCAATTAACATCACTAAACAAAGTAAAAAATTCAGTAACCTCACGTAAATCTATATTAAAGTATTTTTTTAAAAACTGCGAATACAATCGCACATTGAATATAGTCATTATTTTTTGCAAACTACACCACAAGTGATCATCTCCATAAACTACTTTATTAATCAAGCGCTTGGCAACAGCTTGTCGAAAAAACGCCTCCAAATGCGGCATTCTTTGCATAGTATACGCTATATATAAGCAAAACATATATAATGCAGCGAAACTATTCAACAATGAAGTATCAAACGCTCCTGAATTTACCTTGCCCCTTTCGATACGAAAGAAACTCCCCAAATGCAATACAATTTTTGTACAAGAGTGATACATATAATACTCAAATAACATTCGAATAAAACGTTTAGCTCCCGCATCTAAATTAGTTTTATTATACATCATATAACATGTACCTACAAAAGCTTGAATGATAAACGTCTGAACATTCTTATCAAATTTAGTAAAATCCCCTCCATTAAAAACCATACCATCACGAAAACAATTTAAATATCGCGCTATCTGCTCATATCCACCATACAACGATTTTGTTCCTATCAATATATTCATACAACAAATTTCCAACATAGGTTGCATAATCAACTTAAAATACATCTGATGAAACAATGAAGGTATAAAAAACTCCCTCATTCCTATGTAAATTTTACGCAACTCTTCATCTGTCATTGCATCTAATTTACGTTTCCATTCTTGTTTTTGTCTAATGACTTGAAAATCAATATAATCTTTAGGCATTCCTTGCATTAAACTTATTATCCATGAATGAAAATATCGCCACGTAGCTTCTATCAAAACAGCTTTCTTTCCTGAATTACATACTCGGTAATCTACAGTTTCATCTGTAAAAAAACCTGACACCATAGGCGCTATACCACCCCCTTTTGAAAACTCAAACCAACGGCTAAATTGGTCAGGGTCATAATAAAAATCGCTCTTCCCAAAAAGGGGCTCCAAACCCAAGTAATCATATAATAACTGCAATCCAACCGGTATTAATTTTCGCAACATAATCATTTTCTCCCCTACTAAACACGTATCCGTATCATATTCAGCCAACAAACCTATCTCTTTCACCATCGACATTGTATTAGTAGCAAAAAAAACTCGATGGAATGTTTCACCTGGAAATGTACCATCGAACAACATTTTATGAGAAAATTTTTTATAAATTATATCATGCCATGACACAACAAGCGCACACCGGTGCACAAGTGAGCCTGGCACTATTGTTGTCACTCCAGCCATTTTATACATATATTCTACTGATAATTCCTTTACTATCCCTTCTATCCATGGACTCGGGACAATATTAGTTTCACGAAACGGATTTTGATGCGGCAATGGCGGACGAATTAACGTCTGAGATGAATTAGTAAGATATTTAACGTAAAAATCAAAATAAGCTTCACAGCTTATCTGTTTACGCTTTTCTACATCACCATTACACATCCAATATTTAGAGACAATCTCAGCATATACGCTCATCATCAATAATTCTTTCGTCGCAAAATCAGTCGGACATCGAAAAATAGGATCAATTTTTCCTTTAACATCACTAAATTCGAATCCTATTCTATTATCAGCATGATTATGTAATTTACAAGCAACATTCGTTAATTTTTGCATTCGAGTTTTTTTATTACCACGATAAAACAACTTTGCTATTTGCGGAAAGCGCTTAAATTTCACTGCGAAGAAAATATGATCTAAACTTTTTAGTTTTTCTATATTTTCAATAAAACGTCAATTGAACGGGAACGGAGCCAATTCA